GTAAAGGCCAAGAAGTTCTCTTACTACACAAAAACCGAACGTGAGCAAAGCATCAAGATTTGGCGTGAAATCAAACTGTTGGAGGAAATTGATTCTTATGAACTTGATTTCTCAAAACCTGTGTTTGTAACTGGGCATGAAATTTCAAATAAAATCAATGCTCTACATAGAGTCATTGAAAGACATTATTCGGACGCAATTAACGATGAGGCGTTTGGATTGCTGAAAAAGTTCAAAGGTTATAAAGAACAAATTGCAGATGATTTGCGATTTGCTAAAAAAGAAAAGCGTGAACGCGAAGAGCGTGATCGTAAAGAAAAGGCTGAACGCGAAGAGCGTGATCGTAAAGAAAAGGCTGAACGCGAAGAGCGTGAGCGTAAAGAATGGACTGAGAAAAAAAATAAGAACTCTCATAATTTGAAAAAACGCCAAGAGGCCTCAAAACTCAACTGGAAGAACATGCCTACGTTAATTCTCGATGTTGAGTGTTATACCAATTACTTCTTAGTACTCTTCAAAGAAGTTGGATCGGACACAACTCATACCTTTGAACTCTACGATGGTTGTAAATTTGACCAACCTGCGCTGTCCAATCTGATGCAGAACAACCTGACTGTTGGCTTCAACTCCAACAGTTACGACTTGTATATGATAGCCGCAGCACTCAACGGCTTTGAGAACGAGCGCCTGAAGCGCCTTAGCGATGAGTTGATTACGAGCGGGCAGCCGGCGTGGAAGATCGCCTCCAAGCGCGACTGTGAGCCTGACAAAACGGCCTACGGTAAACCTCTATGGGATCATATCGACATCATTGACGTGGCGCCTGGCCAAGCGTCTCTGAAGATTTATGGTGGTCGATTGAATGCTCCCAAGATGCAGGATTTGCCGATTGAGCCTGATGCAATCATCACGCCTGAGCAGCGTGAACTGCTAAGGACATATTGTCTGAATGATCTTGAGACGACAGAGTTGCTTTACAGAACTTTGTCAAAGCAGATTGAACTGCGTTACGATATGAGTGTTGAGTATGGAATTGACCTTCGGTCGAAGTCGGATGCTCAGATCGCAGAAGCTGTGTTCCGAAAAGAAATTGGTGATCTGGAAGGTCGGCAGGTAAAGCCGATCAGAAAAATTGATATGGGTAAGACCTATCGGTATCTTGATCCAAAGATCATCAATTTCAAACGTCAAGACTTGAAGGAACTTCTGCAACGCCTGATCGCGTCAGAGTTCCCGCTTGCAAAGACAGGTTCGATTGAACTTCCTGACTGGCTCAGGGAGACAAAAATCAGCATTGGCAATTCCGAGTATCAGATGGGGATCGGCGGTCTGCATTCATGTGAGAAAAAGCGAACGATCCGCGCAGACAATGATATGGTTCTGAGGGACGCGGATGTCGCCAGTTACTACCCTTCAATCATCCTTCAGCAAGGTTTGATACCTGAGAATATCGGAGCGGGCTTCGTAACTGTTTACAGCAATATCTATCACACTCGATTGGCAGCAAAGGCTGCTGGTGATACCGTAACGGCAGGGTCGCTTAAAATCTCACTGAATGGATCGTTTGGAAAACTAGGCTCAAAATACTCGGCCTTGTATGCTCCTGATCTTCTCATACAGACAACAATCACTGGTCAACTCTCTTTGCTCATGTTGATTGAGCGATTGGAAGCCTCTGGCATTTCAGTCGTCAGTGCCAATACCGATGGCGTTGTTTCGCATTTCCCAAAAGAGATGGAGCGTACCTATGAAGAAGTCTGTTGGGAATGGATGCTCGAAACGTCTTACGAGTTGGAATTTACCGATTACAGTGCGCTCCATAGCCGGGATGTAAACAGCTACATCGCCATCAAACCTGACGGCTCTGTGAAGGGCAAAGGCGCGTTTGCCGCACCTAATCTGATGAAGAACCCGCAATTCGTTGTCGTGAATGAGGCTCTTTACGCATATCTGAGCAAGGGCACACCCATTGAGGCGACGATCAACGCTTGCTCGGATGTGACCAAATTCCTGATGGTGCGTAGCGTGACGGGTGGGGCGGTGTGGCAAGGTGAGTATCTGGGCAAGGCAGTGCGGTTCTATTACTCAAAAGAACTTGGTGGTGATGACTGCATCAGATATGCAAAGAACGGGAATAAGGTTCCCATGTCTGACGGTTCAAAGCCAATGATGCAACTGAGCGAAGCCGTCCCTGCTGATATGGACCGTCAACGCTACATACACATGGCCAGAGAGGCGATGAAGGAGATTGGGCTGTGACCCTTGAGAAAGACGTGGAGGCCGCTCTGGTGCGTCGTGTGAAGGCTCTGGGTGGTCTCTGTGAGAAGTTCACCTCGCCGGGGCGTAGGAGCGTCCCTGATCGCCTCATAACAATGCCGGGAGGTCAGATCATCTTTGTTGAGTTGAAACGACCTGGCGGTAAGCCGACCGAGTCTCAACTCAAGGACCATGACAGGCGCCGTGAACTCGGATGTGATGTTCGCGTCATTGACACTCTGGAGAATGCCCGTGCCTTTGAACCGTGACAATCTGCACGAATATCAGAACCGTGCGATAGATTTCATCAAGGAAAAAGAGCGTTGCGCCCTGTTCTTGGATATGGGCCTTGGTAAATCCGTCTCGACGCTGACCGCAATCAGCGATCTGAAAGACAGTTTTGCTCTATCAAAGACATTGGTTATTGCGCCGCTTCGTGTCGCCAACAGCACTTGGGCACAGGAAGTCTCCAAATGGAAGCATCTCAATCATTTGAAAGTCAGCGTATGTACTGGTCCCGAAAAGGCTCGACGCTCTGCTCTGCATCGGGATGCGGATATTTATGTAATCAATCGTGAGAATGTCGTGTGGTTGGTTGATTTGTATAAAAAGAAATGGCCTTTTGATTGTGTAGTAATTGATGAATCCAGTTCATTCAAGAACCCGTCGGCAAAGCGATTTCGCGCACTAAAAAAGATCTTGCCATATACCAATTTCATGGTTCTTTTGACTGGCACGCCATCTCCAAATAGTCTTATGGATTTGTGGCCGCAAATGTACGCTGTAGATTTTGGTGAAAGGCTTGGTCGCACAATAACTGGTTTTCGTCAAAGATTTTTTGAGCAGGATTTCATGGGGCATCGTTATACGATACGCGATGGTTGTGCAGAAAAGATACACAATTTGATTTCCGACAAGGTAATATCAATGGACGCTGAAGATTATCTTGATCTTCCCGATAGGATTGATCTGGATGTCGAAGTCGAATTGCCTTCCGCTGTAATGAAAAAGTATAGGGAACTAGAAAAAACCCTTCTGGCTCAATTGGATACAGGGGAGGAAATCGAGGCTGTCAGTGCAGCAGCACTTGCCAACAAGATGCTCCAATTTGCTAATGGAGCAGCCTATCACGACGAGTATAAGAATTGGGCGGAATTACATAAAGAGAAACTGGATGCTCTTTCTGACATTGTTGAGGACAATCCAGATGAGAACATTCTTGTGGCTTACAATTACAAGTTTGATCTTGAGCGCTTGCAAAAACGCTTTCCTAAATCTGTTGTTTTGGACAAGCAACAGGACACAATTGATCGTTGGAATCGCGGTGAAATAAAAATGCTATTGGCTCATCCGGCTTCTGCCGGCCACGGTCTGAATCTTCAGAATGGTGGTGCGTTGAGCGTTTGGTTTGGTTTGAATTGGTCCCTTGAACTATATCAACAATTCAATGCTAGGCTTCATAGGCAAGGGCAAACGAGGCCGGTCAGGATTGTTCATATCATTGCCAAGGGTACCATAGATGAGCGTGTGGTGAAAGTTCTGACTGATAAAAACGCTAATCAGTCTGCTCTTCTTTCTTCTCTGAAGGCCTAACATTCCTCACCCTCGGCCCCTGCCCTTCCGCTGTTTTGACGCGCCCATTGACGACGACAGGCGCCTCTGCTGTTTTGACGGTGATCCACTTCCCAAGCGGCGACATTTGTTCGTAGGTGTAGGGCATTAGAGGGTGTCTCCCCACTGCTCTGCCATAGCGTCAGCGATACCTTGATATGTGCGCGATCGTTCTTTCCAGCGGTCAGGCCCAGGGCTGGCAAGATGGCAATCAGCCCGAGCGTCTGCCGCTGTCATGGTGCTGGTTGCCCTGAGTGGCTGCAAGCCGCGCGTCCAGAAGCATGTGCGCTTCTTTGCCGGGTCTCCAAACTGCCACGGTTGGACTGTGAAATCTGGTCCGCGCCCAACGATTTCCCGCGCATACTTGTGCATGACTGGGTTTTCAACGGCTACCTTCGGCGCATTTGCATTGAGACAAGCTAGGAAGAACGCCGCGCCTTCGCGCATATCATCCCACAAATTGCGTTCTGCGAGCCACCTGACGCCGCTGTTGCAAAGCCGCGTGCATGGCGGATGCGCAATCACCAAATCCCAAGGCTCTTGCAGGATAGGTAACACATCGCCCTGAATATGTGGCCCCGGCTGCTCGCTTTCCAACAAGTCACAACTTATTGCGTCGTGACCTCGTGCAATAAAGGCATCACGAACACGTCCAGAATATTCACAAGCTACAAGAACTTTCATCACAACATCCCCCTGACTTCAGTACCGACACCGAGCGACGAGGCTTCCAACTTGATCCATTCGATGCACTCAATCCATTCAGGATGGGCCAGCAAGTCAGGTGCATTGAGGCGCACGAACAGGACTGATTCAAGCCTGTCAACCAGCTTCAGCCAACGCTCATCTTCTTCGGACAAGTCAAAAGTGTGGCCCGTGATTTGTTGCGCTGCCTCTTTCTCGTAGGCTCCAAGCACATCACCAAACCTGCGCTTAGCCATGTACGGCATATCGCCGGTAACGGCTTCACCGACATCATGGTAGAGCGCAGCCAGGACCAGAGCCGTTGTTGGCAAAGGGTGGAGTTCCGCGATCAGGGCAGCGCAGGCCCATTGATGATGCCCAAGGGTTTGGCCCAATCGGGCCAGTCGGGGATGAGTGTGCCACCTTTGGACGAAACTACTTTCGTAAAGCATCATTGCGATTCTCCTTGACTGGTTCATTAACGACGTGCTAACACAATGTCGCAAGGAAACGCAAGGAGAATCAACATGGCTTCCATCACCACCACCTGCATCGACTCGTATGACGTAGCGGAACATCCGCTTCTGGCGCCGCTCTACGACGAGGATGACCGTCTGGACGTGTGCATCACGGCCACCGGCAAGTCGGTGCGTAGTGACTATGGTGTTCCCGGTTCACCTGTCTGGTACGAAATCGAGGACATCGACATCGAGGAATTTGAAATCAACGGCGTTGCCTACACGCCGAAAGCCGTTGAGCAGAAATGGGACAAGGATGTGGCGGATGAGTTGTATGCCGTTTGCGCCGATATTGCAGCAGAGAAGGATGAGTGGGAATGACAGAAGAACAACAAGCAATCCTGAAACGCCTGAAGCGCAAGGCCGAAGTCAGCAAAATGGACCTCAAGGCCAAGAACGATCCGCGTTACTATGACATGAACGAAATCCTGTCCCTGTTGGACCTTCTGGAAAGGACGATGAAATGAGTGAATACATGGACGCAATGCACGAACTGAACGACGCTATCTACAACGCCGTTCGTGCCGCAGACAATGAGGACGGTGCTCCTGTCGCTGCCCTGCGGGAACTGGCAGCAGAGATTGACTGCCTGATTGACCACAACTGCACTCGCAAAGAGTTCAACGACATGAAGGCTCTTTACGAAGGTGCCAGACAAGCGGGGTTGGTGGGGTGACATCCCTCATCTGCCTGGCAGCCGTCATTTACTTTGAAGCGCGTTCAGAACCTCTGGACGCGCAAGCTGCCGTTGCTGGTGTTGTGCTGGAGCGGGTGGCTTCTAAACACTACCCTGATGGTGTGTGCCATGTCGCGCTTCAGCATAAGCAGTTCAGCGCGTTCAACAATGGTATTCCAAGCATAGGTAATGCAAATGCATGGCGAACCAGCCTGATGGTCGCCGGCATGGTTCTTGACGATCCTGGCGTGAACCCGATACAAGGTGCCACGCACTACCACACAACCAAAGTACGCCCCTATTGGGCCAAGCATTACAAGTTTCTAGGGCAGTCAGGAGCGCATCTTTTTTATGGGCCACATGAGTGAACAAGAGCAGGGTGCCATTGAAGCATGGCTCCAGAAGAACAAGCCCACTCGATACCCAACAGGATACTCAAGCATCTACGATGAGTTCGGCAATAAGCGCGTCAGCGTTCGATTCCGGCTTGCTGGAGTAGCGAAAAAGATACGCGCCGTGCATGGATATGCGTCCTTGACGTATCGGCAGATCGCTGAAAAGATAGCCGAGACAGAAGACACGGTGAAAGCCGCCTGCAAGAAACACAGGATTGCCATAAATGGATGTGATTGACTTCCCGAAGAACAATCGTAGCGCCGTCGCCATGTTTTCCGAGATGCTACATCGAGCGGAAGGGCAGCAACTGTCAAAAGCCATCGTCATTGGAATGACTGAAGGTGATGGTAACACGTTTATCGCCAGCAGCAATCTGAACTATCTTGAACTGATGGGCTTGCTGACAATAGCCCTCAAGCACGGGGAATGAATACAGTCTCGCCCTCGGTGCAGTCAAAATAGTACCAAGCGCAGTTGTCTTTGCCCGTCATCTTGCTATCAGGTATCCACTTGACGCGCCCGACGCTGACAATCTTTCGGCAATACGGCATGAACGGAGCAGACTGACGTGTGTGCATCCAGTCGGCATCGAACAAGAGCCAAGTCGGCATCTTCACCCGGAAGTTATCAATCATCGGATGCAGGATTTTCCTGTCCCACGGGGGATTGGTGATGATGACATTGCCAATGGCGTGGTTCCAGTCAGACAATGCGTCTACCTGCCGGATAGCGTCCCTCTGAGGCTCTATGTCAAACGCATCGGTGCAGAGATGCCCATGCGCCTCAAGATGGTTCATGAGCGCACCGTCGCCGGCACAAGGCTCAACGAATAACGTCGTCGGCTTCAGGTGTGGCAGGAGCGGCAGGACAGCCTCCATCGGTGTCGGATAGAAGTCCCGTTCCACTCTCTTGAAGTCCGAACGCTTGCCCATCTATCCAATCCTCCAACTGCCTGCGCGACATGAATTTGATGCCTTCACGGCTTCCTACAACGCTGACGGACTTGGCCGTGCTGCCAATTTCCTCCGCAATTCTTGCGGGACTCCAATGCGGTTTCTCCGCAACGACTCTTCGTATTCTGTCTACAAGTTTCATGTGGTGGACACTAATCAATCATTGACACATTTGCAATATGCTAATAGGTTCGTTGGACAAATCAGGAAACGGAGAATCGAATGATTATCGAAGCATACTTCACGCGCATCGTCAGTACCGGAGAAAAGATGTACGGGTTCGCTGAGACAGAAGATGGAAAGGTGATTTACATCCCCGCCAGGTGCGTTGACGAGTTCGACTTGTCGGAAGAAGATGTCGGCACAAAGAACAAACTAGCCGTCATCGAGGACAGCGATGGGCGCGGCAACCTTGTCTGCACCACTCTGCTCGTTGAGGACAGTGCGTTGCAGCAGGCGTATGACATGCTCAAGGACGAAGTGGAGCGCCTTCAGGAACTTCTCACGGCGAATGGTATCTCCTATGAGTAAGACGCCAAAGTACAAAATCGTTGCCGAACTGCGTTCTGAAGGATTGTCCTACGAGAAAATATCCGAACGCCTTGGTGTTCCAATTAAGCATTTGCACCGCCACATGAAACTGGCGCGGGACTACGGATACGCGCCGCAGTTCAAGCCAAAGGAAAGATCCATTCTGCTGGACTACCCAGCCGGCTCAATTCGCCCTGCTTTGGAGCAACTTACAAAAGAGCAGCAATACTGGATTGCGTCACAGATACCGACAGGTATGACTATCGCTGAGTTCATCGTGTCGTTCGTGGTGGATGCCTACTTTGAGGATTGCCCGGAAAAATAGCGTTCCCAACTTCTGCGGCAATGCCTTGGGCCGAAGAACTTCACCCATCCCCTCCAGAAGAAATAACGATTGCGTAGCCGCCAAGCGCGGCTGCACAAACTTTCGTTCGTGCCGAACAGCGCCATGTTTATGCGCCACGACAAGCGTATGATCCACTCAGGGCATGTCATTCCGACAACTCCGCTGCCAAGGCCATGTAGGCCGCGCCGTCAACGTAACTATCCCGATGCGGGCCGTTCACAAGGCGTGCAATCTTCAGCCATGCCATGCAGAGCGAAACTTGCTCTGGGGTGACAGGGCATCCGAGAATGATAGCCCATCCATCTGCAATGCGCTTGAAGTTCTCTTGCGGAGGGCCGTAGGCTTCTTGCCTGTCGCCACAAATCAGTTTGGCAGCTTCTGCGAGTATCCGCTCACGTTCTGTCATGCTCCAACCTTCACCCTGCTGATTTCTCCACGCTCACGATGAAGCGTGATACCCTGCAATTGCGCCCGCGCCGAATAAGCATGGCTGCGGGCATATGCATCCTTCTCTGTCATGGCCCGCAACTGCTCCCATGTTACACCGCCAATGTCTGAACTTTTATGATGATGCAGATGCCCTGTCCATAGGTGTCGGTACTTCGTGGCACCCCAAACGTCAGGAAACTCGTCTGCCAGCCACAGAACCAGCCTTTCGGCTTTTGCCTTGTCGCCATGATGGAACGCCAGCATATTTGCGCCGAACTGATGTATCCAGAACTCGCCAGGCTGCTTCACAACCTCAACGCGCGGCTCATTCCGGTAGCGTTCGGCCATCGCAAACAGGATAATAAGATAGGCATACGGATCGTGATTGCCGGGCAGGATAACAAGACGCACAGTCTCATGCTTGTGCAACGCGCAATCAATCGCTGCTGACAGGGCAGAAAGCGTCATCTCAGCGGTTCGATAGAATCTCGTATCGACATCCAGAACATGCTTGGAGCGCGGTGTAGCATTTGTATCGTCATTGGCATGGAACAAGTCCCCCACGTCCACTATGACGGCCTGTTCGCTATCTGGCGATGCCGCAACGCATCGGCTCACCCATTCTATCAAGCGGTTGCAGGCGATTTCCGTATCATAGTCCTCACCGGCTTCCTTGCCCCAAGCCCGCATCCCGATATGCGCATCTGCTATCGGATAGACTGTCAGCAAATCTTTATCGGCGTATTCAGGTGCCTTTATGGGTTTCGCTGCCTTGATGCCATCCATAGCGGCACGGATGGCGTCCAGTTTGT